CATTTATTGCGGTTCCTGTGACACCAGATTGTCGTCTAAAGATTTTTCCCGGAAAGATATCCATGTTCTGACCCGGAACTAATGATGCTTCATCAACATCAAATACTAAGTTACCTGCTAATGCTAAGTTATCTATAGCCATTCTTACATGGCCATTCATAAGTAATTGTGCATCTTCCATATTTTCTGGAACACCTACACCAAACATTTGATATGGGTTTATTTCATATGGTAAAGCTTGATAAGGTATTCTTTGTGGTGTAAATGGATTAATAGCTACACGAAGAACGTTAGCATTACCTACCCAAACATTAACTTGTAATTCATCTAAGTGACTTAAATCTTCTGGTATATCAGTTCCTATTTCTTCTAGGAACGCTCTATCCATTATACCCCAGTACTCTAGTACTTCATATCTATCTGATGTATAACCTTCACCATATGATTGTTTATCATAAGTTTGAATAATATCTTCATAATATTCAGTTGTGTAATTACCACCCATTGATATACAATCTTCAATAGCTTCTTCATCAAAGAACGGCATATTTTTTAAGTCACGCATTTGTGAACGAGTAAACTTATGTCGCTGTATTACATAATCTGAATCTGATAGACTTGTAGCGGCAGGGTCTGGGAAAAAATCCCAACAAGATACTGCTTCTATTTTTGGTACTTGCTTTTCATAAGGCATGTAAACTTTATCTTTTGTCCATTGATGTACAGTTTTATTGTAATTCAATGGGCCTTTTACAATACCAGTTCCTAATAAAACAGATTCAAAGATAGCATGTCGTAAAGTATTTACTGCATTGTTGTCTAATAACTGGTCATGGATAAGCTTTTCTAATTTAAGTGCTGTTTCTTTAGCAGGTGATATTTGAGGTTGATTTGGTAATCTACCTGCACCTTCTAAAAGTGTAGCACCTTCATAGTTTTCACTTAACCCACCTAACCTATCCATAGGAGCAGTAGCCTCAAGTGCACCGGGTTCTAATACTCTACCATCACCATTAAAACCTATTGGTGATGTAAGTTGTTCTTCTCCCGGAACAGGTTGATGCATAAATTCTGCTATACCCTCTGGTACAGGTGTTGGCTCAACTGTTATTGGAAACTTTTTATTAGCAAATAAAACATCAACTATCTGACCATAGGCCGCTAGTGTTTTTGTTTTAGTAATCTTTATAAAAACTTTACTTTTTTCGTTATCTCTAAACTGAGTTGTACTATCGTAAACTCCTCTATAGTTCTTGTACGCACGCAACCATCGTTGTTCATGCGTTTGACGAGAAGCTTTAGACTCGTTGTACTTAGAAGCAATATACCCTATTACTCCGGGCAATTCTTCTGCAGGAACAGTTGAAGCTTGGTCTATACCTTGCTCTTCTTCTGCCATAATCTATCCTTGTTTTTAATAATCTTTATCTTTATCTGAATTTAGAATAGACGCATCTAATTTAGCTGATTTTGATTTACCTTTTGGAAACGGTTGAATTATTGGATTTTCATCGCCCTCTTTTATTTCTGTTGAAAATTCTAAAGGCATACGAGTTAAAGGAGCATCTGGAGTGTCTACTCTTTGCTCACTTTGTTTCATAATATAGTCCGCTCCGAAGTTATAATTGTTACCCGGCATATCTATCTCCTATTAATAATTTGGCTTTCGCACTGAGTTGCTATAGACTTTACCTCCCATAGCATAAGGTTTTGCTTTTGGTTTAGTTCTTTTAACTTTACCGCCTGCTTTTAACATTGGCCCCGGATTACTAAAGGGGTCATACATACCTAAAGCTTGTTGCATAGCAGATTTAGGGCCGCCACCTCCTGTGACTGCCGCACCACTTGTTGCCGCTCTAAATTTTTTATCAGAAGGTTTAGTCATTCTACTACTAGCACCTTCTTTTTTTGGAGTTATATCTTTCTCCATTTTAGTAAATATTTCATTATATTGATTTTGTAAAAAAGAATTAAATGCTCTTTGAAACTGTGGCTTATCAAACTGAGCTTTTTTTTCAACAGTTCCTATTTGTGCTACTTGTGATTTTATATTCTCTTTGTTAAAAAATGATTTTATATTGTTTGCTTCTGCTTGAGTTATTTTTTTATCTGCTACTCCTTTGTCGATATCAGTATCTAAATACCCATGAACAAGGGAGTTGTATGCAATATCTCTAATTAACGCAAATCCTTTTAAATTAAAATTAATCTTATCTGGTCTATTAAGACCAACTGCTGTTCCTGTTTTTTTAGCTTTAGTAAATCCACCTAAACTTTCTGCTATACTACCTACCATTGTCGCTGATGAAGTTAGTTGCTTTAAATTAGGTGATATAGATTTTTCTATGTTTGCTTTAGCTATATCTTCTTTTAATTTTAATTTAAAAGCTTTATTTTTTTCTCTATCTATTAGTCCGCTTTTTTTATTTACTTTATTTATGTAACTAGTTTTTAGTTCCTCAATCATATTATTTAATTGAGTTAGTTGTTTAGCTTCTAATTTAGGATTACTTTTATACTTATCAATTCTAGTTTCTAAACCTAATAAAATATTCTTTGCCGCTTGTGACGTAGTTGTTCTTCTCAGTGTTGATTGATTAAAAGTGCTAACTAAGTCTTTATAAGCTTTATTAAATAATTTTCTAAATTCTTCGTCTGTCATTAATATCCAAAGGTTGTGTCTACTGGTTCGTATGAAACTCTTTCTTTTATTCTGTTTAGAGCTTTGTTTAGTGTTGGTTGATTAGATTGTCTAGTCATAATCATATATCGTAATGCATCGTAAGCGTGGTCATCAGCTTTTGTATCAACATCTTCTGGATTTGTTTTTGATGTTGGTATACTAGCTAAAGTACGAATTAAGTTTGTACAAGTAGCAAATATTTTTAATTTTGGTTCTGCTGTTTTTTCACTTATAGCTAATCTTCTGTGAACTTCTACTTTACCAGATATTCTATCTCTATCCGCAGGCAACCAACGAACGCCATTTCTAATCATAGTTTCTGCTATGCTCGGCCCAAGACCAGTTTTATTCCAACAGCTTGTATCTAAAATAGACATGGCCATAGGTGGGTCTGTTCTTTCCATTTCTAAGATTAAACGAGCAAGTCTTTCACCAGTGTAACCTTCTCCATACAGCTCACGATAAATATAAATATTACCATCAAAATCTACAGTTCCCCATAAAACACACGATGGTGATGCATATCCATAGTCTGCTGAACGAAATCTTTGCCATCCTATAGGAATCTCAAAAGGTTGCATTACATGTAAACCTCTAGAAAACTCTGGAAAAGCCGCACCTTCTGCAACTTCCCAATCCCCATCTAATAATCTTTTTCTTTCTACTTCTGGTAAAGAACGAAGCATAGCTTCATACTGACCATCTTGCATTAAGTAAGGATTATCAGTTAATCTTGCAGGAATAAACTTTCTTTGAAATAAAGCTTGACCTGCTCTTTCATGACTTGGAGGCCATTTGTATACTTCTCCAGAATCAATATCACATGCCGCAAAGCTCTCATATGGAGGTGAAGGGTCAATGTACATCTTCTTTACCCACCAACCACCTACACCGCCGGGGTTTGCAGTGCACCTCATATAAGGTTTTATCTCGGGATTTGTCGTTCTTAATCGAGAACGCAAATACTCCCAAACAAAGGGAGTAGGATAATGTGTAATCTCGTCTATACCTATCCAGTTAAAAGCTTGTCCTTGATATCTAGTAACATCTTTATCTCTGTCTAGGTACGAAAACCATGCAGTTGCTCCACTAGGAAACACCCACATAGACTTAGATTCTTTAAAAACTGCACCCGGAAATGCTTTTGGGTACAATTGTTTACTTTTATCTATTAATTCTGTTAGCTCATCTAGAGTTCTTCTAATTAAAAGTGCTCTATGGTCTGGTAAATGTGCATATCTAATCAAATCTGCCAGTAATGCGTATGATTTACCACCACCTGCGGCACCTCCATAGAGTACATCTCTCTCTGGTGAGGCCAAAAAATCTGTTTGTGGGCCTTCATTTGGCCTAAATATTACGTTATCTAGGTCTTCTATGTGTTCTTTTAGTGCTTTTGGTGCTACTTTTAGGTCATCTTCCGTTAAAACTGACGGATTCTTACCATTTAGCGTTCCTTCTATCTTTTTTAGGCCTTTTTCTAAGTATCTTACCTTATCTCGCTGTGCTTTTACTTGTTTTTTCTTTCTTTCAGCAGTTTTTTTAGCTTCTCTAAGCTTTTTTTGTGATGCTATCTTTGCTTTTGTAGCAACACTGTAGTTATATTGCCGTTTTGGTCTCGGCGGAGGTACTTGATTCACTTGTATCTCCTAATACTTTCTTTCTAAGGCCTTGAGCTGAAATCTTTCTCCCTGTCGTTGCGGTAAGCCAACTAGCAACTTCCCGATAAGAGCAAGATTTAAGATAATCCTTTGCTTTTCGATAAGCCTCAAGCTCCTCTGTGATAGGTAATAACGTTTTATTGTCTTCATCTAATTTATATCCGAAAGGTATGGTTGATGTTTTTCTTGTGTCTTGGGTGGTTGTTTGTGTGTTGCTCGTCTCCATGCTAAATAAACTATAAACTTGTTGTGTGCATCCTGTGGTTTTAAATCTTTTAATTCTTTACTATAGTGGGTTCTTAACCATTTATGAAACTCTGGGTCTTTTAGAGTTCTAGCCACTTACTCGTAGTCACCCATTTGAGCTTTTCTAACTTCGCCACCTTTAGCGTACATTTTTGAACTTGTAGATAGTATTCTTTTATTTCTAAATATTCCTTCATCTACAAGTCTACTATTAGAATCATATCTTTTATATTTTCCGTTTGGGTCAACTATAGTAAACCCACCATCCTCATGTTCTATTCGTTGCTTTACATTACTAAATCTAGACTTAGCCTCTTCAGTAGTTACAGTATTTTCACTATCTTTTTCTATATTTTCGCTTTTTTTAACCATCTATTATCTTCTCATCCTGTTTATTTGGCAATAACACAACACCATGCATTGCTGTTACATTATGGTCTACTGTCTCTCTTGAACCTATACCAATACGATTCAAGAGGCTTTCTGCGGCTTTCAATCGAAGCTCGCCCTTGGGGGTTGTTCCGTCTTCATCTAGAGCGGTAATTAAGTTGTTTGCGGCTTTCATTCCATGTGCCGCTAGATAGTTCTGTGTTCGTTCTACTATTTCAGAAGATACTGAATTTACTAACCAAGTACGAGAAGTAGGCTCATAGCCTGCTGTTTTCATAGCTTGTGAGACATTGCCCCCGTTTTGTATTAGGGCATCAATAAATGCCTCCTGTTTAGGGGTTAACTCTTTTTTCTGCTTAGGTTTCTGTGGTAGTAGATTTGTCATGTATATCTAATTAAGTACAGCGTGCACCATATCTACCTTTTGTTATACTATCTAAAGTGAAAAGATATGTGCTTGTTTTGTACTCATATTTACTATTGTATCGCCGATTAGCTAGTTGTCAAGTGTTTTATATAAAAAAAATAATTTTTTACTTGACAAAATGAAAAACACTAGTACAATTAGGAAGTACCCCCTACCCGGGGGCACTACATTCCCCCCTAATAACAAGCGATTACTCAACTAGTTTACACCTCGTTTTTGGTAAAACTATATTTTCTTTGTATAACGGTTATGGTATACCCCCCAGTGACCCTTGCGGCCCCGTTTTCTGCTATTTTTTAATATTTATATTTTGACTATATCTGACTTTATACGGCTACAACTTACGATAATTACAGTTCCTATATTATAACTCTAACAGCCTACTTATAGAATTAGGGTAGACAACTAAAAGACATCTAAAAGTAATTTAAGGTTTAGGCCTGCGGGTATTCCCTAGGAATTTCCCAAGGGTCATTACCACGCCCGCCCGCATAGAAAACTTCATTGACATTTTTTAGCATACTAGTTCACAATTTATTTGAGGCTTAGGCTATACCCCCCGAGCGAACAATATGAACCCTTAAAAGCCTAATAAATAGCGATAAACAGGCCAATTGATTGCAACTGTAAACTAGACCCAAAAGCACAATAAAAAGCCTAACAAAAGGCAATAAAAAAACCCCGCTTTTTTATGGGCGGGGTCTATAAGGAATTTTATGAAAAACATTTATTTAATTCTAAGTTAAGTAGTCATGTCATATTTACCTCACTTTGTTAAGTTTAAATTATACTAATCGCTAAAGAACGCAAGTATAAAAACGCCTATACAAACACAAATCGCTATTGTCATAAAATCAATTAGCATGTTTCGAACCTCTCAACAGTTTCAACCCTATGCAAATTACTTAAATCTAAATTAATAAGGTATTCATCATCGGTTGATAAATCATGATAATATAAGACCCTAATATTCTGATTTGGAAAATCTAAATAACCATTTGTTTTAATAGTTTCGTATAATCCGTTTTGCTTGTTAACTTCTTTCATGAGATAGCCTTTTGCATCTTATTAACTAAGTTTTGATAAGTAGTATTTAATCTATTATTGAACCACTCAATATTGAAGCTAGCATTAGCTTTAGA